CTGATATGTCTATTGTTGAATTTGAAAGAATGATGGAGAAATAGTGAATACCCGAAATAAGTATTTTGTAATCTATAGAGACAGAACTAAAAACGATGAAAGAAATGGCTTATACGTCATGGCTGATGATAAAGATGAGGCAATAGAGTTTGCTAAACTTCGAATAAAAGGTATTGGTTTTGATTGGGTTGTTTTAGACCACGATAAATAATAAAAAATAATAAAAAATAATAAATAACTATTGACATTGCTTGAAAACTTTGATATAATAGTTGTTCAAGATAAAGATTGATAAGAGTTCTTTTAACTAACCAAAAGGAAAACACATTATGTAATCTGAGGATGTAATGTTCTCACCATTAACATTTTTATTCAAACAACCATTAATTAATAATTGACGAAGGAATTTTAGTATGATATCAATCCCAGAAGATCGTAAAGTAGTAGAAAATGCATGTAAAGAATTGTCAAACTCAATGTTGCGTACTGAATCAGAACGCGATTTACAAAAAGAAATCATTGAAGCTTTATGTGATAAAGTGGATATTGATAAAAAGCATGTACGCAAACTTGCTTCGATTTACCATCGCCAAAACTATAGTGATGTTAAAGCATTTGCTGATGACTTACAAGGTCTATACGAAGAAATCTTCGGTAGCTAAATTCAAAAACTCCCACCTTCGCCCGTATTAGGTTTCGCTTAATACGGGTTTTTTATAGCAGCTTTACTCCGCCGTCGTATTCTGAGTTGTTGTGAGTCTCATATAGATGTCTTGCATAAGAAACCATTTCATCTTGCGGCAAAAAACCTTCCGATACACAATGTCTCGCCTTATCTAGACACTGTTCGTATGACATACCTTTTACTTCCATCAATTGTTCTTTCATCATTAGTACCTCTGTTAAAACATTATTTATACTTACAGCAGACAAAAAAAGGTACCCGGAGGTACCTTTAAAACGTCAATTTAAAATTGATCTTGTTATTAGAACAAGTTAGATATTCTTACCTTGCGGTAATATACGTTAGTGTTCGAAGTGATTGCACCAAGACCTTGTGCAGAACCTTCAGCATATGGGTTAGCAACCATACCGTAACGAGTTTTGAAACCAATTTTTGGTTGGAAACTATTTTCACCAACGGCACGAACCATTTGTAACGGAACGTATGGGCAATAGAAGATACCAGCATCGAATGCACTTGAACCTTTATAGCCAACAACTAAGTAGTTGTTACCAGCGAACGGGTCGATGTAAACTTTATAGCGACCGTTAAGAACACCAGCAAAAGTATTGCCTGTATCGTCAACGTCTAAAGAATTACTATTTAACGCAGGAGTGTAGTCAAGTACACCAGCCATTTGAAGTGCAGAAGCAACATCAGATGAACAGATAACCATATTACCTTTACCACGACGAGTCGCTTTTGCAATTGCGTTAGCTTCTTGCTCGATTTGGAACATCAAACCTTTGAATTTCTCAACTGACCAACGACCATTCGCATCAACATCAAGGTCGAATACACCAGCAGTAGCTGTATTAGCAGCACCGATTGTAGACGTTTGATAAATTGTACGAACAACTTCACGGTTAATTTCCGCAAGGATTTCACTTTGAAGAATGTTAGCAAGTTCAGTTTCAGCATCAAGACCGTGTACAGCTTTAAGATCTTGTGCAAGTTCAGTTGTGTACTCTGCTTTCAAGGCACGAGATTTTGCCGCAACTGTAACTTTTTCGATTGAGAAAGCCATTTCCGCATAGTTAGTTCCGTTACCGTCACCTAATGCTTCAGCAGCTGCAGTTTCCATACCTGTACCGTAATCAAACAATGAAGCATTACCAGCATCAGCAGGCAATGGAGTACCAGTTTGAGTACCAGCACCAGAGAATGCAGTATTTGATTCATTGAAGAATGCTTCAGAACCACCTTGTGAAGTATACTTTGAACGCATAGCAAAGATCAATCCAGTAGGACCAGTCATTGGCTGAACGCCACAAATATCATACGCAATTAGGTTAGGCATTGCACGACGAACAAGCGAAATCAATACAGGGTCATAACCAGCAGTAGGACCAGCAGCAGCTGAACCAGAACTAAAACCGCCAGTACCGGCATCGTTTGTGTGAGTTTCGTTAAGTAAAGAACTCATGTTGGCAGAAGTATCGCCAGATTCTTGTAAAGCACGCTCAGTGTTTTCAAGGATCGTTGCAGTTACACTACGTTTGTGTTGATCTTTAATTGGGGTGAAAGATGCATGCTCTAGAATTGGAGCCCATTTTTCAACAAGTGTTTTATAGTTTGACTGAGACATAATGCTCTATCTCCTTATGTGATTAATTAACTAATGTTATTTTTTATTAATATTATTTATAAAACTTAAAATCTCTAAGTTGTTATTTTGTTCTTCTGTTGAACGACTCGACTAGAGCATTGATTGATCCGTAATCAGAAGCAGGTTTACGAATTTCTTCGTCTTCTGTAATGATTTCAGTCTCTTCAATTTCTTGTGCCTTCGGTGTAGATTTCTTATCACTGAAGAAAGATTCTTTAATAGTATTTAAACTAGAAAGGTATTTATCAGCATTATCTACATCTAAGTTTTCTGACAAGTTCTTCATGCGTTCGCGTTGCGAAACAGTCAAACCTTCAGTAACTTCGGCAAATACTTTTGCAGCTTTCAATTCTGCGATTTCTTGATTGAGGCGGATATTTTCGTTTACAACTTTGTTAGATGATGATTCTAAAGTTGACAACTCTTCTTCCAAGCCAGAAACTACATCAATTGTTTCTTCGCTAACGTCAATGTTATGCTCTGTGAATAAATCAGCAAGGCCAGACATTAATGATTCAGCCATTGAAACTTTAACACCAGATTCAATTGCAATTTCATTTTCAGACATCCATTCGTTAACGACATAATCCAAATACGAATCAACGTTTTCAACGATAGAAGCCATCTTCTCAGATACAGCTTCTTCAAGTTGCTCTTCTAATTCAACAGCAAGAGATTCTTGGATAGACTTAACTTTGAGCGCTACGTTTTCGCTAACTGCAGCTTCGAAAACAACACTGATTTTGGTTTTGAAATCTTCGGAAAGATCCATACCTTCGAAGATGTTAGCAACTGATTCTGAAACTTCAACAACAGTTTCGCCATCAATAACATCCGCATCTTCTTTTACAGATTTGTTACCTGGTGTGTTATGGTTCAACTTTTTCTTAGCTTCACCTGCGTCAGTTTTCTTATCTTTTGCTTCTCCGCCCTGCGGCGTAATAGTAGCGTTTGCATTTGAAACGCCATCATCAGAAACGGGTTTTTTACCTTCGGCCATTTTAAGACTCCTTATGTATGTATTCTTGTTTACGATTTATTTATAAAAATTAATTACGCAGAGATCGAATAAACATGTTGAGCATCTGTGCAGCTTTCGCTTCATCGATACGGATAACATTTTTTCTGTTGTATTCTTTCTTAGCGACCTGTTCTATCATTTGAACTGCCTCTTGAGCCTTCCAATTACCAGCAGCAATATCGTAATAATATTCTACGTTTTCCATGATTCCGTTCACGAAAGCATTTGGTGCTGATGGGTCTGTTACTATATCGACCGTGGCAAGTTGAAAGTCATTTTGGACTTCCATGATGCCGTCTTTATTAGTTTTAACAGAACCTAAACCTCTGGTTGAAACTCCAATTCTAACGCCTTCGTCGATAAATGTTTTCACAATTTCGCCCATAGGAGTAGATAATATTTTTGCTTTACCATAAAAGTCATTACCTTCACGTCTCATTTCTGTAATAAGATGCGAAACGCGGTCACCATTAATGCCTGGTCCGTCAGGGTGTCCTAATTCGCCAAGTGCTCGTTTAGGTTGAATATATTCCGTTTGATAGCGCCCCATCTCATTTTCAAGAATAACACTTGGATAAATGCGGCCGTTGCGATTTTTGATATCACCTTGCATGAAGATACCTTCAATGAAGTATGACTTTTTGCCATTTTCATTTGCTTCAGTAATAACTTCGCAATCTTGTGATAATACTTCAGTTATGAGTTTCATTTATTATTGCGCCTCTTTTGCGAAACCAAGAATTTCTTTGAAGCCTTTGACGTCTTTCATCAATTCAGCTTTGAATTCTTTTTGGTTCTTTGAATTGAGGTCATTAAACATATCATTAAGAAGTTTTGCATCTTCTTTTGATATCTTAACAGAACCTTTATTTAAGTCTAATTCACCTTCAGAAAATGCTTCTTCGAGTGATTCGCCGAATGGAGAACCGTAAGGGTCGCCAGAGAAATAAATTCCATCATCTTCTGGGTCGTCTTCCTTCATTGCCTTTTCGCCTTCGACATATGCATGTAGACCTTTCATCTTTTCGTGTACGCCAGAAATTTTATTAGTGAACCATGGCTCAATGTCAACATCGTCCATATATTCAAGAATTTCTTCTGCCGCGTAGATGATATAATAACATTGGCGCTTTAGCATTTCTTCAGATGATGATTCATTGATTACTGACTCATTTCTGTTTGCGTAAGATCTGTCATAGTTATAAGCATCTTCGCCTTTTACATAATCTGCCAAACGTTTCTGCTTAGGTATATCACCTTTAAATTGAGTTTCGAGTGCCACTGGGTGTGGGATTACCTCGATAACATGCTGATCCTTGAAGCGCTTTTCATCGCCGCCTCTAGGTTCTGATACTTCACTGAGCATCTGTTTTAATGTCTTTTTCATCGAATCCTCTATGTATTTGTTTATACAATATTTAGTTTATTTATGTATACTAATAACTTGCATTAAATCTTTAAGTGAAGTTGGTTTCAAAGTCGTCTAAATTATCTCCACTTTCCACTTCACCTTCAATTTCTTCATCAATTTGTTTGATATCTTCTTCAGATTGCATAAGAACGTTTTTGCGCACCCAAGCTTCTGAGTAGAAACGACCAACATATTCATCCAATTCTCTCATGGTATTCATACGTTCTTTAAGTATTTCTGCTTCTTTCAATTCTTCGAAGTAAGATTCTTTTATGAAGTCATAGCCTATGCTGTTCTTTATTTCGGCGAATTCTTCTGGATCCATAACGCCTTTAAGTACTAATTGTTTTTCAAGTATAGTACTAAAAATTGTCGAGAAACGTGATCTCGCTCTGCGGATAAATTTACTGAATTTAACTTCATCTCTAGTGATTTCTGATACACGGCCAAAAGAATATGTAGATTCTGGTTCTAATCTTGATAGAGGAACCTTCAATGATTTATAAAGCTTGCGTTGAAAATACTGCAAGTTTTCATCTGAACTTAACGCCTGAGAAGAACCGCCTGCAAGTGTATCAACTTCAGTAGATCGTTCACCACCTCTGCGCGGAAACCAAAAATCTTCAGTCATTGTCATCATCTTTCTAGCATCTGTCATCTCGCCAGTTGTTGAGTTGTATTGTAGTTTATTCTTGTGGCGTGTCATCATATCACGAAGATATTGTTCTGCTTTCGACTTAGGTAAGTTACCAACATCGATGTAAAATATTCTACGTTCTGGTGCTCTAGTCAAAGTATAAATTACAGTGGCATCTTCAAGCATACGTAGTTGATTGAGCGGTTTTATTGCTGGGTGTAAATGTCCCAACACTAAAGAATTATTGTGATTCATTATACCGGAGGTTACTCTAGCAATTGAATCTTTGGCAATTCTGAACCCAGTTGCACCGGATCCGCCTTGACCTGACGCAGAATACCCAGTTTCAGAGTACATATAGAACTCATTTTTAATTGTCTGTGTCGGCATGCCTGTTGCGGCATCTCTGCCTTTCTTGTCCATTTCTCTAGTAAGTTTGATTTTTCTTGGGTCTATATAACGAAGTTCTGTTATGCCTTTAGAAAGATCATCTTCATCTATGATAATATGATAGTTTAATCTGCCATCTATATAGAACTTAGAAAAGATATCGTAACCGTTAGCTGTGAAATCAAAGAGTCTAAGTATTTCATTAAATTCTTCTGTTACCGCCTCTTTGACTTTATCTGGTAGATCTGTTCTATCTAGTACAATCTCTACTACATTTTCATTAGAATCTACACTTATAGCTTCGTTTACTATTTCATCGATTGCATTTGCTAATTCTGGTTGCATTGCCATGGTACGATATTTCGTAACTAGTTCTGATTCAGTCTTAGCTGTGCTTTCCATGTCAAGGGAAGTATTATAAAAGCCACCAACGGCATTTCCTACCGTGATGGCACCATCATTATTTTGCGGTTCAGTAAAGGATTGTGAGTCAATACTCTTCTTATCTTCTTCGCGTTCAATTGTAAATCCAAAAATTTTCATAATACTATCCTTTCATAATTATTAAGTAGTTGGGATACCAGTAGTACCTTCAACTCTCCACGAATCATATTGGAATGTTACGCCAAACTCTTCGATGGTGTCAACTGTTTCCCAATTCATTTCGATCTGCGCTACGTTAATCGGGTGTATTCCTTCGAACACATAAGAACGTAATGCGGAACCGTCTTTACTGAATTGTGTGATTATCGCGTTGGATTTGTAGTCTTGAGGCAGCGCCCTAGTATTAGATTCGTGCGAATTGATTGCATTCATCCATGCTTCCATGGCGTTACGAACTGCAAAATCCTCGTCGTTTATTACTGTTACTTCCCAATCTTCAAATGTTCTGTCGCCTGCATATTTCACCTGGCGCCCAAAATAAGGTACAGTGTATACACCCACATTAGACGAAGGTATCGCCGCAGCTTTAACCATAAATGGTACTTTAAAGTCAGCTCCGGGATTAACAGGATTTAGTATTTGAACTTGGAATAGAGTTGGACGAGCGCCACCACCAACTAACTGTGATCTAAACTCGTTTATATTGAAACTCATTCTTGTTCTCCTTTGTTATGTTTATTTATTAAGCCAATGTTCCAACAATCTCATCAAACTCAATACCACTACGAGTAGCGACAAAGGTAAGTTCGATTACTTGAATTGAACGAGCAGGCTTGATAAAGATTTGAGCTTTAAATAGGCCTTGGTCGACAACAGTTGGTGTATTAATTGTAGCGTCAGATATTACTCGATAATCGATAATACCTCTACGACCTTGAATGTCTCTCAAGAACGGGTCTACAATATTTTTGAACTGCGTCTGTGTAAATGTATCATTCAACTCGAATAAGAAGCCTTGTGAAGCGTTGGCAATTGCCTTTTCAACAGCAATAAACAATCTACGGACGTTCAAGAAACTGAATGCGCTTTCAATTGGGTTGCCTGTTCTATCACCAAATAAAACCACACCTTGACCTACTTGAGTCATGACAGGGTTAATGTCAGATCCGTATAGTTGATCTCTTTGCGGTTTACTAGGGTTGAATGCCAATTTAACAACATTCTTAATTATGCCTTTACGGTAACCTGCTGGTGACTCATACGGTTCTACTCTCGACGCAAGACCTGCCATGTCGCCATTTAATGGGACCCAACGGTACTTGTCGTTGTATTTGTCATAACGATATTTATAACCGCTATCCATGAACCAATAAGATGAACTCTGTACTTTATTACGATAAGCAATAACATTGTTCATTTTTGAATTTGATTTTAGTTCATCAACAACAGCTTCTTTAGACGGCGATAAAAATGCTACGCAATCTTTTCTTGTTTCTGCGATATTACTTACGATATAGTTTGCAATAGTAGCGGAATCATCACCTTTACCTTGAAGGATAAAAGAAATGTCGATATCATTTGAATTTATGAAAGTGTCATAAGCAAGCGCCAAAGGACCTAATGTAGTAGTAGCTTCATTAGTGCCATTTGAACCACCAGTAAGTGACTCATATTGGTTTACCGCAAGTGCGCTTGGCGAACCTGAAGTCAATGCAAAGATAGTATCATCTACTACTTTTATGTAAGATGAACCGTTATTTAGCACATCAACAATATAGTTATTGCGTCCATCATCTCTTACAGCAGTTGGTATTGCAGAAACATTTTCGAATCTTTCTAATACAGTACCTGCGGCACCTGATAATTTACCATCTCTATCGATTACAGCAACATGAAAACTATTAGCAGAAGGTGCTTTGCCAAATAAAGATGCGTTCTTCCACTTTTTCGTCAATGAAAGCAAACTCAAATCTGTTTCAGCTAATCTGTAATTAGATGTAAATGTTAATTCGTAACCGTAGAATGTACTACCGTCAACTTCTGGCTCAACTGAACTTATAACTAAGTCTTGATAACCTACAGAATCATTTCCGATTCTCAATACGTCACCAGCAACAAAGAAATTGTCTGTTAATTGTACTGCTTGTTCCCAAGCAATTGTGTTTGTGTTAAAGCCAATTGTGTTATCCACGTTACCGCCTGAAGGTCCACCTTGTTCTAGGTCAGTAGCACTAACGACAACAACTTCAAACGTTCCTGAATCCGCAAGAGATACGTCAATTGAGTTTGCTATTTCGCCAGTATATTTACCTGAGAATGTAGTACCTGTCGCAGTTTCTGAACCAGTAGTTTCAGCACGAGCAACATATAGTGCGTTTGAGTACGAAAGAAAATCTGCAGCTGCAAAAAATGTCTCGAAATTTGTATCAGTTGGCGCGCCAAAGCGTTCAACCAAATTGTCTTCTGATGTAATTAATATTGGTTCATTAACTGGACCCCAATTGAATACACCCGCAATCGCCGCTGGCGGAGTAGATATTGACGGCACTGATGCCGACGCGTCTATCTCACGAACGATTACTGAAGGGCTTACGGAAAAAGCCATATTCTTCTCCTTTATTATTATCTGTTAAACGTTGTTTTAATCAGTTCTATTATTTCTAATTGTATTTATAACAACTTAAAACCAAGCATCTTCTTGTCTAACAGGAGTAAACCCGCCTTCATCCATTTCGTCATTTCCCATGTCGATAAACCCAAACGGTAGCAAATCTTCTTCTATTTGCTCGTCTGTCTTTTCGCGCAACTTCATGAGCGTATTTATGTCAGTCATGTCTTTAAAGTAAGCCTGATCAGAAAGCCAAGCAAATAACACTAAATTCATAACCAAATCGTCGTGAGCGCCACTTTCTGCTTCATACGAATTACCTTTTTTCGAGAATCGAGATAGTTCTTGTATAGTATGGAAGTCGCAGATAATAAGTTGGTTTTGTTCGATTAGCATTTTTATTATAGAACAACCAACAGCTTTAACAGATTTAGTTGTGCGTATTCCGTTATCAGATCTCTTACCAAATCCGCTTGATATTCTCTTTCCTGCTCGCCCCGCGCTCTCTGTAAATAATAGATTTTCATATCCATAATCCATTTGCAGAACATCAGACACCTGTTCGCCTATGTCGTTTATTTCGACAAGCACAGCCGCTTCATTGTACATCATTCCTACTCTGAATATCGTAGATGCGAAATCCACTGGACCAACCATATTGTCTCGGAATACACAGACCTGTTGATAAGGCATTTTAGATATGTCAATCACGGTAAAGGTAGAATAATCCAGACCTTTACCTCTAGATACGTCAACAATGAGCGCATAGGTATTTCCTGCTACAGGAGCAAAGTATTGATAGACATTTTCTCTTTCCTGTATAGGTCTAGAGTGCATCATCTCTTTAAGTTTTGCACCGTCTATTAACGTACCAGAACTACCTAAGAAACTCCCTTCATATTCCTGTGCGAACTTCTCTGTATCAAAATCAAGTGCTTCTAGTGTTTCTTGCTTCCAAGCCTCACCTCTACCTGGTACATCACTCCACAATACTTTAACAAATTCGTACCCATTGGTACCTTCTTCAGCACCTTTACAAGTTTTCCAAAAATGATTCAATCCATTAGGAGTAGAAGTCATTAAAAGTTTAGTAGTTTCACCAGAAGATATTGTAGGATAAACTGAAGCAAAGAATTCATCATAACCTTCGATAAACGCAACTTCGTCCAGATATAGGAAAGATATTGATTTACCACGAATTGCAGATGAAGAAGTAGTACCCGCATAGATTTTACATCCGTTTTCTAATGCAATAGAACCCTTGTTCCATTCCTTTATCCCGTGTTGCATCCACTTAGGTAGCGCTTCATATGCTAATTGAATACGACCTAATACTTCACGTGCAGCATCACCTTTGTTGGCCAATATTGCTACTGTTTTCTGTTCTTCAAATAATATGTAGTGCAAAATAACGGCGGCAGCTGTTGTGGTATTGTGTGAAAGTATGTTATTAGTGTATAGTCTATGGTTATCAGAATTAACAGTAACATCAAACATATTAGAAGATGTTTGAGTCTTTACTACTGAACTTACTTTGGATGGACCTGTTTTAGTCATGACCGACGTAATACCAGCTACAACATCTTTGACGAATATTTCATTCATGCAAGAATCAAAAACTATATGAGTATCAGCACAGATAAGCGAGTCTTCATTTTCAAGTGT